TATTTGTAAAGAAAGAGAGGAAATAATATGGAAAAACAAACATTATATGATTTTTTAAGAGAATTAGTAGACGATGGTAAAGGAGATATAATATATAAATTATTAGATTGTGATGTGGTTATCAATGATACTAAACGCTAACGCTATGATATTTCTAGCACTATCACTTTTTATATTATTTATTATAAGGAGGAAATGAAAAAAAATGATTTTATGGGCTGAATTAGAAGAAATAAAAGAAAAAAGTATAGAAAATGAACAAAGTTTAGAAATTCAATTATTAATTAACAATTTAAAAATAACTTCATTTATAGAATATAATGCTTTTATATACACTATGTCATTAGATATTTTAGAATTAGATCATAATGAATATATTATTGAAGATAAGACAATCGAAAATAAACAAGTAAAATCTCCTATAAAATATATACAAGTAACAGTTAAAAAGGATAGTTAAAACTATCCTTTTCATTTACTCAATTCATTAACACGTTTTCTAATTTGTTGATACGTAGCATCATCACAACCAATATTTCTTTTTCTAGTTTCGTGACCATTTCCATACTTACCATTGATAACGTCTCTAGCAATTCTTTCAATATCCCATGTTTTAGAACTATTACCACTAGAATTACTAGAATAATCAAGCCACTTACTATATCCATGTTTAGCCCATTTTCTAGCCTTTAAATTAGTAATTTGAATGCCATTCTCCCATTTAGGGGAACACTCACACACCTTTCCATTACCAATATACACACCGATATGCTCATTCATCCATACAAACTCTCCTCTAGTAATATTATTAAAATTACTAGATTGATTATAACAATAATTAGACATGATTGTGTTTGCATTAACATCCGGATAAATATTACCATATTTTCCATTATACGGATAACCCCATAAAGTCCCCTTAATTAATCCACTACAATCACATTCCAAATAATTCCCGTTTTTACCCTTTCTATAACTATTCATAAACTTTCCAAGCTTATAAATAGTAGGCAATTTCTCATAAGCTAAAATTTTAGCGATAAAAGCATCAACATTCATAATATATTCTCCTTTCTATGTGCTATAATTATATACGCACAATAGACAGTTTACAATAGTTGTCTAATATGTTAGAATATATATACGAGGTGATTTTATGGCTTTAAATAAAGGACTTAAAAAATACGTTGACGAGTTAAGAGAAAAAAGGATAAAAGAACAAGATAAAAAAATCATGGGTTTACGTCGACTTAAATACGACGAACAAACAAGAAACGAACTAGTTGACAACGCACGTTATCTATCAAAAACATTAAATCGACGTTATAGAGAACTAGAAAAAGCGGGAATAGAAAATAAATCATACGCGTATAAAAGAACACAAAGCGAAACGGGGTTAAATCGTTATACAACAAGTAAAAGACAACTAGAAAAATTAACAAGTGAAGAACTTTATGATTTAAACGTTGATTTATATGCAAAATATGCATCATCTACAACTAGCGTAAGCTACGTAGAACAAACAATTCAAACGGGGTTGGAGAAAGCCGTAGAAACGTTACAAACAAGATTAAAATACTCCAATCCAAACATTGCAAAAAGTATTAATGTTGATGATTTTAGAACTTTTCTAACTCTAGGAGGTGGGAAATTCTTAAATGAAGCAAAAGACAAGGGTTATGGATCGACCAATTTGATTGAAGATTGGCAAAATGCTCGTATTAGTGGTGTGAGTGACAAAGAGTTTATTCGTGAATGGAAACGTTTTACCCACGAATTTGATAAGGATAAATTTAGAAGAAATATTCAAGCTTTAAAAACAAGAAAAAAATAAGGATAAATAATTATGCAAGGGTGTTTAGTAAATTACAATAATAGTAAAGCTGTTGTAAAAGCGTACAATCAAGAAGATTTTCCATATTTTAGAATTAAAAAATCAAATCCTTTAATTCAACCAACAAAAAGATATATAGAACATTTAATGACGTTTGACATTGAAACATCAACAATAGAAAAAACTGACGGTTCTTTTGAGGGTTATATGTACCATTGGCAAGTATGTATAGATGGTTACGTATGCTTTGGAAGAAGATGGAACGATTTTCTAACCTTTATGAGAAAAATGAATAGAGCGTTAAAAAATTTTGATGAAAATCATAAATTAGTATGTTATATACATAACTTTTCTTATGAATTTCAATTTCTCTATTCTTGGATAAAATTAGAAAATGTGTTTGCTATTGATAAACGAAAACCATTAAAAGCAATATCGAAAGAGTTCAATATAGAATTTAGATGCTCTTATTTATTGTCAAATATGAATTTGAAAAAATTTATTGAGAATACACCAAACGCACACTATTTTAAAGGTAGTGGGGATTTAGACTATCATAAAATCTTCACTCCTCAAACCAATTTAACAATGAGCGAATTAGGTTACTGTTTTAATGATGTCATGGGTTTGTATGAAGCTATTATTTATCTTTTAAAAGAAGATACACTAACAACAATTCCATTGACTTCAACGGGGTATGTACGTAGAGAATGTCGTAATAATATGAGAAAAAACAAGAAAAATAGAAAGCAATTTTTAGAATTAAAACTAAATGATAAATTATATACTTTGTGCCAGGACGCTTTTAGAGGTGGTAACACGGCTTCTAATCGGTATAAAACTAACTTTATCAACTATGATGTTTCATCCTATGATATGTCTAGCGCCTATCCTTATGCTATGATAAGTGGTCTATATCCAATCACTCCATTTCAAGAAGAAACGATAACATCACTTGATATGTTAGATGATTATAACACTCGTTACTGCACACTAGCCTACTATTCATTTGAAAATGTGAAATTAAAAAAAGGTGTTCCTTTTCCCTACATTCCTTACTCGAAATGTAAAGAATTTATAGCACCAACCTATAACTCCAAATTTAAGGGAAAAGAATACTGCTACAATGGTCGTGTATTAGAAGCTGACTTTATAAAAATAGCCATGACAAATTATGACTATCAAATATTTATAAATCAATACGAATACGATCAAGAAAATGTTCGTGTAGAAGATTTCTACTATTCTCATAAAGGTTTTCTACCACAAGAGTTAATTGATACAGTAATAGAATTTTTCACATTAAAATCACAATTAAAAGGTATAGAACAAAAGGAATATGAATATATGAAATCTAAAAATAAATTAAATTCTCTTTACGGTATGATTGTAACTGACATTATACGTCAAGAAAATTTATTTAACGATCAATGGGAAAAAGGAGAAAATTCTACTTTAGATGATTACTACAGTAAAAGAAATAACTTTTTAACTTATCAATGGGGTTTATTTGTGACAGCAATTTGTAGAAGTAATCTTCAAAAAGCTATTGATAAGATAGGTTTAGATTGTGTATACATTGATACGGATAGTGTTAAATACGTCGGTAATCATGATGAAGTTTTTGAACAAATCAATCAAGAAATGATTGCATGGTGTAGTGACAATGATATAATAAATAGTGTCAAAGTAGGTAATCAAAAATATTTTCTAGGATTGTATGATAGAGAAAAAGGCTATGATGAATTTGTTACGCTAGGTGCTAAAAAATATGCCTTTAAACAAAATAATCAAATAGGGATAACAGTAGCAGGGCTAAATAAAATAAGCGGTGCTAAAGAACTAAAAGAAAAAGGCGGTTTGTCAAAGTTTAAAATCGGTACTGAATTTATAAATAGTGGTAGAAAAACAGTCTACTATAATGACGATAAAAAACATTTTATTACAGTTCAAGGCTGTAAAATTGAAAATGCTAGTAATATAGCGTTAGTAGATACTACTTATACATTAGGTATGACTGATGTAATGCTATCAATTTTAAATGGGCTAGAAAGTGAGGACTAATTATGGAAGAGTTAGTTAATTTATTTGTGAATAATGGTGTTGCGGTTGCGTGTCTAATTTATTTCATGTGGTATAATAATACAACTTTAAAAGAATTTAGCAATAAGTTCGAGGCACTAAACAATACGTTATTAAAATTATTAGAAAATTCAAGACAAGATATTGACGAATGATTTCTATAATGTTAGAATTAATTTAGTTAAAGGAGAAACAATATGAATAGAGAATATCAAAAAGAATTGCCTACTTTGACAATTAAAAATATCATAGAAGCTTTAGGATGTTGTAAAGCTACGGCTTATAATAAATTAAATCGAAAGAATTTCACTTTAGATGATTTTCTAAAAATTCATAAATATTATAAATGGTATACATTCAATGAGGTTATTATGATGATTGAAGAAGCTTATGAAAGACCTAAAAAATAGGTTCTTTCTTAAACTAACCTATCTCACAAATTACAACTGAATAAACACAACATTAAAGAAATAATAACAGTATTATGTATTTGTATCAAAGTAATTCGACGTCACACCACCAAAAAGAGATAGACGGTCACAAGTCCGTATAAATAGTGAGTGAGAAAGAAAAAATAAAGAGGTAAGAAAAATGAAAAAACAAGTAACAATTAAAGTAGTAGACAGTAATGCATCACCATTAAAAGCAATGGCTATCGCAAAAGCGAATGGTTCAATTGGATGTAAAAATTTTGTTGACAATGTATTCAAAATCAAAGAATATGTTTTTACAAAATCAACAATCACTACAATTGAAACCGGAGAAGCAGAAGAAATGGATTGTATTAGTTTCTTAACTGACCAAGGAGAAATCTTAGGAACAAACTCAAAAACTGTAATGAATTCATTTAGAGAATTATTAGACTTATGTAATGATAATGAAATCGACTTCACTACAGTAGACGTAGTTATCACTAGTGGTACATCAAAAAGCGGAAATACTTTCTATTCATTAGAAGTAAAAATTTAAAAACATGAATAAAGAAAAAAGTCTTTATTTTAATGCATGGGAAATAGTCAAAAATACGGACTATTTCCTTTATTTATTCATTGGAGGCCGTGGTATCGGCAAATCCTATTCAATTCAAAAAGGATTAATAACTGATAATGATAGAAAGTTTATTTATTTACGAACTAGTGAGAATGAAATGGAAATGTCTTTGACTAGAGAGTCAAACACATTTAAAGCAATCAATAGAGATTGCAATACAAATATTGAGATTACAAAAGAGAAAAAAGTATATTTGATAGAAGAAGTTGAACAAAAAGATGATGAAAGAATAATAAAACGTTCATATGGAATTGCGGGTGCTTTATCAACATTTGCAAAATATCGTGGTACTGATTTTGATGACTACGACTACATTTTCTATGATGAATTCATATCTAAATCGCCTATAAAAACGGCTATTGATAAAAAACAAGCAACATTGTTTTTTGATATGATTGAAACTGTAAACCGTAATAGAGAAGTTAACGGTAGAAAACCCGTAAAAATTATATTATGCGGTAATGCAAATATGCTTGACAACGCTATCTTGAGAGATTTAGAGCTTCCTAGTAAAATTATGGCTATGATACAAATGGGAACGGAAAAATTCATTGATGAAGAAAGAGGTCTCTATTTACATTTACCTATTGACGTACCAATATCAAGAGAGAAAAAGAAAACTGCTCTATACAGGCTTTTAGGATGTGAAGCTGATTACACTAAAATGTCAACATCAAATATATTTGTCAATGATGATTTTAGCGATATTAAAAATTTTCAAAGAAATAAACTTTTACCACTTTTTTCATTTGAAAATCTATATTTTTACCAAGTTAAGGACAACGGTATTATTTACGTTTCAAAAATGAAAAGTCAATGCCCTTGTTTTGATGATGAAAAACTATTCAAGCGTGAAAAAGCCTGGGAACTTAACTTATACATTGACAATAAGATGATAGCTTATCAAGACTATGACTTGAAACTAAAATTAAAAAACATCATACGTTGACAACGATTAAAATGTTATATATAATAATACATGGGAGGGTACAAATCCAACGGCTGGAAAGCTGGTACTGATTGGGAAATCTTTTACTCCCACTTTTATTTATAAATAAAAGGCAAAGGAGGAAAATTATGGATCCAAAAGAACCAAAAGAACCAAAAGAACCAGAAGAACCAAAAGAACCAGAAGAACCAAAAGAACCAAAAGAACCAAAAGAACCAGAAGAACCAAAAAAACAAGAGGAATATGTTTCACGTGAAACATATGAAAAGCTAGAACAAAACAATAAAAAGCTAGAAGAAAAAATTAAAAAATTAGAACAAACAATTTTACACGTTAACGTTGAAGAAAAAGATGAAAATCCTTTTAAGGGTTTCTCAAGATATGATAATTAAAGGAGGTTTATAAAAAATGGCAGTAAAACAAATTTATGATATTGTTAATTCAGTAAACAAACAAACAATGGGCTTAACTGACTTGACGGTCGTTGACGAACAAGGTTTAATCTCGTTGGGTCAAACTGTTTTAACAACGAATGGTCTAGCGGATACATGGCTAAATTCGTTAGCTCAAAGAATTGGAAGAACTATTATTTCATTTAGAGAATATAAATCTAAATATAGCGATATGGTATTAGATTCTATGCAATGGGGTAATGTCGTTCAAAAAATCAAAGTGTCAATGCCTGAAGCGACTGAGGATGAAAGCTATAATTTAGTCGAAGGGCAATCCGTAGATATGTATAAAGTAGCTAACCCAAAAGTAGAACAATCATTTTTTACAAGTGAAACACCATATCAATTTTTTGTGACTGTTAAACGTACTCAATTAGAAGAAGCGTTTATTAGTGAAACATCAATGAATGGTTTTATTGGGGCTATCTATGGAGAGGTTCAAAATGCTATTGAGCTATCTTTAGAATCATTAGCACGAAACTGTATTAATAACTTTATTGGAGAAAAAATTAATGCTACAAAACAAATTAATTTATTGACTATGTATAATACTGAAACTAATAAGACGTTGACAGTTGACACATGCTTACATGATAAAGAATTTTTAGCATATTGTGTATCGCGTATCAACTTATATTCAAAATATATGGAAAACATGTCGACTGAATATAATGATGGTACACAAACACGACATACACCTAAATCTTTACAACATTTACGTGTTCTAGAAGATTTTGAAAGTCGTCTTGAAACTGTGGTTCAATATCAAGCTTTTAGAGATAACTATGTGAAATTAAATAATTATCATACAACTAGCTTTTGGCAAAGTATCAAAAAACCAAGTGAAATAAATGTTGAAATTTCTAGTGATGGTACGGCAGTAAATTATAGTGGTATTGTAGCGGTTTTATATGATCGTGACGCACTAGGATTATATAAAAAGGATAGCTGGAACTCAACAACGCCATTCAATAGTGCGGGTGGATATTATAATACATACTATCATCATAAAGAGTTATATTTTAATGATTTAAGCGAAAACTTTGTAGTTTTTGTCATTGCCGATGAATAGAAAGGAGAGAGGGTTTATATGGAAATTACACTATACAATTTTACAAAAAGAAGAAATTCTACAAAAAGACCCACTAAAGGAATTCTTGTGAGTGTTAATTTAAAAGAGGGGTGTAGCCATTACAACCCGTCTTTTATTTTAACTACGAATCCAACAAATTATTCGTATCTATCTTGGGGTAGTTGGTTTTATTATATAACTGATATCGTTAATACTAGAAACGGGGTTTGGACAATCTCGTGTGAATTAGACCCTCTAGCTACATGGAAAAATGATATAAAAAGTACAACGGCTTATGTTCTTTACTCGTCTAGCGCATATGATATAGGTATACCTGATACTAGATTATCAACGAAACCTAATTATATAGTTAAAACAAATGTGGTAACTTATCCTATCGTGGGTAATCCATTATACGTTGTAACATATATTGGAGAGGGTGGTGCTAGTATGAAAGGTGTTACGGAGGATTCTCTTAAAAAGTTACAAAATGCTTTGTCGACAAACGCTTTTGCGGAATTATTTGTTGATACCTCAAAAGCTGTTTCAAAAATGTTAAGTAACACCTCTCAAGCAATCACGGGTTGTACTTATGTACCACGTTGTTCAACGAGCGGTAGACCCATGAACATTGTTCTAGCGGGTAGTTATAATACGGGTGCAAGTGGTACTCTTGTAAATCGGCATGACTATGCACAATCTTCTATTTCAATTCCTTGGAATTTTTCAAGCGGAGACTTTAGAAATAGAAGTCAATACACTACAGATCGGAAGAGCGTCGTGTAGGGA